CCTAGACTCATAGAGTCCGTATAAACTAAAGGGTCTAGCAATCATTACCGGCACACCATATTGCCGAGCATAAGCCTGACAGAGCAGTGTTCCAGCTCCTTTGGTTGCTTCATACATATTAGTCGGGTCAAGATGATCAACTTCACTCATAGCGTGGTCCTTACGCCCATATTCACTAGAAGAACCAATATAGATCATTGCCTTTAAGTTGGGGAGTTTCCTGCTTTCTTCAAGTAAGCGGTGAGTCAAAAGAATGTTAGACTCAACCATCTCATCATTTTCGTAGATTTCTCCGGCCAAGTGATAAATAAAATCTGGTTGGAACTCAGTAATGGATTCAATTCGTCCACCATGATTGTATAAATAAATATCTGGTTTGACTTCCTTTGATAATCTATCTAAAAGGTGTTTGCCTAAAAATCCTGATGAACCAGTTATCGCAATCTTGGGAGATACCATGAATACATTATATACTATTTATTTGGGGTATAATTCTATATAGAACTAGCTCATGCCGTATTTTGCCGAATCACGCTTAATGCCATCTGCTTTAATCAAAAACTCCATATAAGCGGCTACTCTACCCACTCGCGAAGCCTTACGATCCTCTGGGCTTATGTTGATCATTTTCTCAATCTTCTTCATTTTATCTTTAACTGCTTTTAGCGTGTTGTTAATCTCTCCGGTTTCTACTAAGTGAGACATATAGGTTTCTATTGAACCGATTTCTTTATTGTAAAGCTCTCCGTGATCCCAATATCTGCCTAACTCAAAATAGTCTACTGCGTAAGGTTTGCCAGCCTTCTTTTCATATTCACTATAAGGAGGTTCAACCTCGGTGGGGGTTTGGGTAATTCCATCTTGTTTAGGAGTTTCAATAGCTGACTTAGGTGCTACTTGAGACTTTGGTACTGCTACTGGTTCATTCATTTTGGTATTTCTTATGAGTATCTACATATTCGTGAATTTCTTTAATCTTCCGATGATCATTAGCTCTAGTTGCCTTGATTAAATCCTCTCTCATGCTCTTAACACCTTTTTCTTCATGCTTTATCTTATGGATAGAGTGATCAACCGCCACTCTTTCTGCTGAATTTGTAGCAGTTTTTCTCATTCTTCTTAAATTTGACATATCTGCTTCGCGACCAATCCTAGAGTAATTCTTAAATGAAGTCCCGGATCTATTAACCTCATCTACGTACCCACACACCCGACACGTATAAATTATCTTCTTGTCCTTTTCGTGGTATGCCCACATCTGTTTATCATTACCAAAAACAGGATAATGACCATCAGTTAAAGAACCACACCTACCAGTTAGACGATAGACAAATCTCCAAAACCATAAGCCAGTCTTTTTAAAAATAAAAGAATCCAGTTGTAAATATTTTCTCTCTAGGAGTTTAAGAGCTGTTTGCTTTAAACGTTGTATAGAGGGTATTGAAATTGAAAATGTATAAATCATGTTTTGGCTCCCCTCCCCTACGCCCGAAGGCATAAGGGAGAGTATAACACAAGGTTTAACCCATTGTGAATTTACCTGTTAACGCCCAATCCGAGTTTAGTAACGTACTTGCGTAAGTTCCTGCCCACGAAATGTAGGTTAACCGACCAGCTACGTTGCCACTATCCGCTGAGTTCACAATATAGAGTTTAGGCATATCTCCTTCAAGTTTGATTGTGCCGAAAGCATCTCTGCCGTGAACGTAAGTGTAATACTGAACAACTGTACAAGCCGCATCAGACGCGCTACCTACACCAGAAACAACTTGCCCATTGAGCAAGAAACGAATTTGGTATAGTTCGCCCATTTCGCCCTGATAGAGTTGCTTTGTGTCGGAGTACGTATGAGCTGCGACCCATGTCGTATCTCCTAGCAAATTAACCTTATTTTGAGGCGTGGTTTTACCGATGTAAAAGCCGTCTGCATAGGTTAGAGCCCGATTGGTTTCTAGACTTTGAACCATCCAACGACAGGCCGATGCGTTTAAGACATCAGCTGCAACAACGGTGGACACGTTATGTCCATTGTTGAAGAAAGCGGTTGCACACGCGAGTGTGTTCCCTGCAACAGCGTTGAGTGTTTCGCCCATATTTTGACCAAAGGCTCCAACCATTTCCTCCATGCCCTGATCAATGCTCGTAAGCGAAATCAGTTTGGAGTTAATAGTCGTTGCGCCATAATCAGATAGGACGACGTTCACAGTAGAAGCCGTAATCGCACTAGCAGAAGGATTAGATCCCTCAACTAATGGTTCGGTTGAAATTGTTAATGGTGACAATCTAGTGAAGTTGATAGATTTACCACTATTTTTAGGATGATTCCTCATCACCGCACCTTTGTCGTTAACAATTTGAACCTTAGCTCTCTCAAGAAAGACCTTCTCATAGAAAGTCATCATCTCTTGAGTTAAGACTGTAGTAATATTAATTTGTGCCATATTTTACCTCCTTTCAAATGACCTATTGCGCGTAACCAAGTTTACTTTGCATTTCTTCTATAGATAAATCTTCAAACTTAGCATCAGAAGGTTTATTTTGAGAAGGTTTAATAGCGGATTGAGCCGATTGCTTGGATATTTCTGCACTCTCTCCTGCCTTCTCACGCGTTGCTTCTCTTTTGTAAAGCTTCATCTGTTTAGTAACAAACTGCTTTACCGAAGCAGTGGGGTCAGATTTTACTTTGGCCTCTACTGATTCGTAGATTGCATCGCTCAATTCCTCGTCAAATGAATCACTCTCTGGATCAAGTTCTTTGAATTTACCAACCACTTCAACAGTTTCCTGGTTGATGCGGCTAATAACACTGGCTTGGCGAGTTTTGAAGTCTACTAATTGATTAGCTTGTTGCATCATTCGCTGTTCGCGACTCTGCATCCGCTTTTCAAGTTCGTCTCCATCTATTTCTTCACCAGGACCTACTAATGGTTTACTTTCTTGCGGTTGTGTATACGGCACTTGTTGTGCAGTTGAACCGATTGGGTTCGTAAGTTCCGCAATTTTGTCCTTTAGTGAGTGTACTTCCCCACTCAATTTTTTGATCCGAGACTTTGCTCCTTTCTTTTGAGTAACTGGTTTCTGAGGTGATACTTCCTCAGCTGTTTGTGTCTCCGTTGGCGATTCGGTTCCGGCTGTTTCAGTCTCAGCCGAGGGGTTTAACGCCTTTTGTGGTTCGTCCATTTGGACCTCCTTTAATTACACACCTTTTTCGCAATGTGAGAGTACGCAAACATTTAAGTAATTATTCTAAATGCTTGCCTTAGCTCGCAATACTGGTTTACCATCTTCTTCTTCTCCGATCATTACCTTATCCATGCCTATAAAAACTGCATGATGTAAGGGGCAATTCTGGCAAACAACATACGGACCTTGTTGTCTCCAAATGTGCTTCCCTGCCGGGAAACTTATTGTTCTATTAAGGAGCTGAGACTCTGGCTTAATCTCTGATTCTTCATTTTGAGTGGGGAGCTTCCGATCTGACTTCATTAGCTACGGCCTCCTTAGAATCCTCAACTTTATCTATTACCTGATCTAAATATGATTTTGCTAATGCAACTACCATGGTCTTTTGACCGATTTCTTCAAAACTAGCTCCACCCTCTATAGATGTTTCTAAAATTTTATCTAGCATTACCTTTAAATCAGTAATCCATTCTTTTAACACCTTCCAACCTCCCATCTCACCCATATCAGCTAGAGCCTTCTCCTCTCTTAATTCAAGCGGAGCCTCTTTTTCAACCTTAGTCTCTTTCCTAAAATCCTTAAAATAGTTTGGATGAATGGCGTTAGGCATTAGGTAATCCTCCTGGTACTTGCTGTGGTTGCGGTAAGCCCTGTTGCGGTTGTGGTGGTCCTTGCGGTGGCATACCTCCCTGTGGCATACCCTGATCAGTTGGGACTTGGTTCATTGATGGTTGCATCATTTGCTGAATAACTTGCTGAAACTGTTGAGCCTGTTGATCTAACATTTGGTCATTCTTAAACTTTGCCGAATCCCCTTTAGTAAGGTCTGGTAGTATCTTGTTCCAGCCCGGAGTTCCTGAGTTAGATAGAATCCTGGTTACTAATTCTGAAACGCTTGTGTCCCGACCTTCTTGTTTTAGTCTGTCAATAATTGGCGAGGATATTTCACCCATTTCATTTGGTCCTAGATTCTGAGTCAATAAAGCCAGGGTTGAGGTTAAGTTATCCTGTTGTTCTTTTTTATCCACTAAATAGGTAGAGCCGGTAATAATCTCGTAATCAAACAAGGCGTTCTTAAACTGAGTCTTGCCAATTTTAATCTTGCCGGTTTTCTTGTTGTACATCTCCTTAAAGTCTGGATATTCCTCAAACAACTCATCAATCTCATCTTTGAATAATCTAATCTGTAAAGCCTTTGGTTGCTTCTTAGTGATTAAGTTAGCAAACCGCCCTAATACTTTAGTTAGGAAAGACTCCATATAAAATCTATCAGCCGAGTCTCTAGCTCCCTCTCTTTGGGCTTGCATCTTTAAAGCCTGTGGTGTTTTACCTTGTAGCTGACTATCTGTTGCACTTACATTAGTGAATGAAGTACCAAATTGCTGTTGGAGTGATCCGTAGATAGATTGCCTAGTATTATTAAAGGTATTCGTGCCTTGTGGTGTTAGATTCAATACCTCAGCAAAATTAGTGTCCATCTTGCCTAACCACTTTTCGGCTGGACCCCACTTAATTGAGTTCATGGCTGCAATTTTATTCTTAGCTAGCTTAACTGGTGGGAACATTGACATCTTGATTCCACCGGCATATAGATTCCAGTTAGAATTAAGAGCCATCTGCATACTCTTACCACGCTCACTATCACCCATCCCATCTGCATCATCTAATAGTGGTAAAGAGTATTTCTCAATTACCGGAAGCTGATCGTCATCATTAGGATTGTCCATGTCTCTGATGATGGTGTCTGCCCCTGGCACATAGTCTACCCACCTGTCGCGTTCATACATTGACAGTACCTTGAAGAATCCAGACTTTTTAGCTGCCATAGCATCTGTGTATTCTTGATGCTCACGTGAGGTTTTATCTTTAAACTGTCTGTCCTCTTTCTCTCCGGCTTTATCTGAAAACAATCTAATCACCTTCTTAACATCCTTATAGCCGTCTAGCTTCTCAACTGATTCAAACCACTCTATTGACTTCCAGGTTCTAACAATCACATAATCTGAATCTTCTAAACTAACCGCTCCCACCTGTTTAAAAACATCTCTCTTATTTAAAAGCCACATATCCGGTCCAACATAGCCCTTCTCTTTAGCAGTCCAATCAATAAAGACAGGGAATGTTCCATAGATATTAGAGTATAAATCAACCATTCTGCACTTGGTTAAAAAGTCAAACTGTGAATTAGCGTTAGGGAGGACATACCTCTCAACCGTCATATTCATTAGCTTGGTGCTGGCTTCATCATCCTTGCTCATGTTCTTGAACTTACCAGTCATCAGCTGAGCCATGACCCGATTAGAACGCTCAATCTGCATGGTAGAAAGCACAGGATCAAAAATCTCACTTTTGGTTAAAGCTGAGATACTGTCTTGAAGTTCATTGTTAAAAAGTTTTTCGTAGTCGTCCCACCGACCTCTCTTTGTTTCTAGGTTGTTGTCGGCTGCGTCATAGCGGTTTAAAAGGAGC